ATGTTTCGTAAAGAGAATTATGTAATAGTGATCGGAAAGAAAAGTATTCTGCACAGTGGCATCATGGAAGTAATCGAGTATGAGTGCCTGCTGAAATGTAAAAAAACAATTTTTGCCGATGATTTGCAGCAATTGGCTCACCGTCAGCCCGCCTGCAGCAATGGATGGTACAGCTTAGCTGTGCTGTTTATTTCTCATGATGACTTTTTTCCTCTGTGGTTTAGCCTGTTCCTGAAGCTGAATGCTGAAGCTAACGGCAATGTATTGATCTTTGCAGATGGTCCTGAGCTGATGAGTGAGAAAAGGCAGAGTTTATTAAAAAGACTGACAACGCTTGATTTCATTCTTAACCCAGCCATGCCTGAAGCATACGTTATTCATATTCTCACTATGAAAATCGATAGTCCTGTGCGGAGCCATTGTCGCTGCATACTCTCAAATCGTGAAATAAAAATCATAGAGGGATATGTTAATGGGGTAAGTGGCTCAAAACAGGCTGTTTTTTTCAATATCAGTCTCAAAACGCTTTATCACCACAGGAAAAATTGCGCCAATAAGCTAGGTATCAGAAATCTCAGAGAACTGCTGAAGTTGTAATGTACGAGGAAATAGAGACATGCCTGTAATACACGATTATAAAACTGACTGGTTTCGGTTGATCATCGACCTTAACCGCGCCGGTTTTTCGCTGCAAACGATTGCCAGCGAAATCGATGTGGTTGCATCTACATTAATTGGCTGGAAAAAGGGCTCTGAACCAAGACATCACAAAGGTGAAGCGCTCATTGATATGTGGTGCAGGATCACTAAGAAGGAGAGAAATGATTTACCACGTGAAAAATTAGCCAGTAAATTTATCCATCATTCGTCTCATTCTCTGAAACGAGATTCAGAAAAATGAATTCATTTGCCCTCAAAGTGCCATTTTGATTTCAATCATCGGCCAGAGGGCTAATTAATGAAACTGGAAAATCTCATCTCGTATCACAGTCCGCGCTCACTTCTGCCAGATAATCTTTTTTCACCTAAGTCTCCCGATTCGCTCTCCTCAGAAGATATTCTGGCAGTGATGGGAATACTGCAGTCAAGGGCACCCCTGGGGTACAGTGCTTTTTTTGGTAAATTTAAAAACGGTGGATCTGACGTTAAACGAGCCGTGGCGTTGCTGGCAACTGAAGGGCTTAAAGTCGCGCAAGCTTATCCTGTTCTGCGTAAACTTTCAGAAAATGAGCGAAAAGCAGTGATAGACGTCATTGCGCAATATGCTTATGCCGACTGGTCCCGTAGCGCTGAAACTGAAATCGAATGCCTGACATGCAAGGGGACGGGGTTACGGTCAGGTAATGTCTGCCCCAAATGTCTCGGGAAGCGTGTCGTCCGTGCAGCCTGTAAGGACTGTAAGGGGCGCGGAATAGCCTTAGATCGCGAGAAAACCGCTATTCAGGGCGTACCGGTTTACAAAAACTGTGTGCGATGCGATGGCCGTGGCTATAAGCGCATAGCATCAACTGAGGTTTTCAGGGCGGTGTCTCTCGTCACCGAAAAAATTACTCTCGACACATGGAATAAAAGTCTAAAAAATCTGTATGACTTTCTCATCACCCGGGTAGAACAGGAACAAACACAGGCCGAGTTGCAACTGAATTGCCTCGTTAAGTAGTGCGCGATAAGTATATTGACTATGTAATCGCTCGCTATTTACTTTTCCGGTTAATGTGGTATTTTGGTTCTAACGATGGGTAAATGACCCTCGCGACATATTATTAAGCTCTGGCATTTCTGTCGGAGCTTTTTTTTGGCCGTTTGTGGTGTTATCGCTTCCTGCTTTTCCTTCGACTTTATTCCTCCTGACTCTGCGCGGCTAAACCTGATGAGTAAACTGACAACCGGTATCGCTTACAGTACATCTGCGGGCGCGATTGCCCATGGTGTCCTCACCTATTTCAGCCCGGAAGAGTGGAGTGCAGTAGGCGTTCTGGTCGGTATCAGTCTTGCTACCGTCACCTGCATCATTAACTGGTACTACAGGCGTAAGACGACACTGGCCGAAATCAACGCTCTTCACAGTAAAGGGCGGGGTGCACCACGCTGAGTTATGGCTATTTCCCAGATTGTGCGTAACAGACTTCTGGCCGCAGCAGGTGCGGGTGCCTTTACTCTGGCAGTGACGCTCCTGGGCGGGGCGGATGGTTTAGAGGGGCGGCGTTACGTTCCCTATCAGGATGTCGCTGGTGTTCTCACCGTCTGCGACGGTCACACCGGTGCGGATATTGTCATAAACAAAAATTACACCGATCGGGAGTGCGACAGTCTGCTGCGCGCTGACCTGAAAACCGTACAGGCAACAGTTGATAGCCTGGTAAAGGTTCCTCTCAGAGATCATCAGCGTGCCGCACTCTATAGCTTTGCTTACAACATCGGTACCGAAGCTTTCTCCCGATCCACGCTGCTGCAAAAGCTGAATGCCGGTGATGAAACGGGTGCGCGGGACGAGTTAAAGCGCTGGGTGTTTGCGGCCGGTAAGAAGCGCTCTGGTCTCGTAAACAGAAGGCAGATTGAAAGCTGGTTGTATGGAGTACACAGTGAAAGGTCAGAGTAATAAAACTTTGCTGGTGGTGCTTATTCTGACGGTCATGATTATTGCCTCAGGCGTCGTTAACATGGTCCAGCATGCACAGGCAACTCAGCTCACCCGCACCAACCAGCAGCTGCAGGCAGACAAAAAGACTGCCGAAGCAATTGCCAGAAACTTTCTCAATACCACATTCCTCTTAAATGACCTGGCGAGAGTGACGCAGCATGCTAACCAGATACAGCGCGAAGAAAGCGAAGGCAGGGTGGTGGTTATCCGGAAGCTGGTTAAAGGCAACAGCTGTGCTCTTGAACCTGTTCCTCGTCATGCAGTTGACCAGTTGCGCGCACACCGACACCCGTTACATTGACACGCCTGCTGTTCCGATACCGGCAGCGTTGCTTTCTGACTGTCCTATACCTGATATTCCCGGAAAGTTTACCTGGGGAGACAGTCTGGAACTGAACGAACGACTGATCACGGCGCTGCAGACCTGCAATAACGACAAAGCAGCCATTCGTGAGATAGAGCGTGTCCGCGCACAACACATGAGACAGGAAGCCCCAAAGCAATAACAACGATCGCATTGTCCGATTCCCTTTTTTTATCCAGCTTGGAACAGAACCATGAATCCCTCGTTGAACAATGAAAATGACCGATGTGTCATTCACGTAGGCGTTTTTTTTGACGGCACCGGCCATAACGGTCATGTATACGATAAGACGCCTGAAGAGACGTTCCAAGTCAGCAACATCTACAGATTATATAAGTGCTACGACGTTACCTGCCCAGAAGGAAAGGGTGAAAAAGCCTGTAAGGTTTATATCGAAGGCATTGGCACACTGAACAAAAAACCGGACAGCATCTATTCAATAATCACCGGCGATGAGGATATCTTTGGGTTAGCGGGGTATGGCCCGGACTCAAAGCTGAAATTCTGCAATGAGCGAATGGCATCTGAACTTGTCGCCACATTGTCTAAAGGTGATGTTGAAGGTAAAAACATTTCAATTGAATTTGATGTGTTCGGGTTTAGCCGGGGCGCGGTTCTGGCTCGCCACTTCATCAATGCTATCCATGAAAACGAAACCACAGTGATCAATACCCTCCATCGGGCGTTAAATCAGTGTGGCCACGCGTTATCGGGCAAGCCCGTCGTTAATTTTCTGGGTTTGTTTGATACAGTCGGCACCTTCTTTGACAGAACAGTCTTTGAAAGCGATCCCCACGATACCGGCTATACGCGAAATCTTAACGTTAGCGTGCCAGCTGGCGCCGTCAGAAGTGCATTTCAGCTCAATGCGATGCATGAATACCGTTACAACTTTCCTGTACATAGTCTTTATGGTCAGTTCCCGGAGTTGACTGTAGCGGGTGCGCATTCCGATGTAGGAGGTGGGTATCCTGAATGGATTTATGAGGTTAAAGATCTGACCACTCATAAATTATGGTTACCGTTCAGCTGGGCTAAAACGCGGGCAAAGAAAGAGCTTTACCCTCTTTTGAGGACGGAGCAGTGGGCATTTCTTTCCAAACAAATTGACTATCAAGGGAATGAGAAATTTCATTGCATGGCCACCAGCCATCGGAGAGTGAAAGGGCATCTTCAGTTTGTTGCGTTAATCACTATGGTTCAGATAGCAGAAAAGTGTGGGTGCGTTTTTACGCCCGACGTTAAGGCATTCGAAGACATGATCCCTGGTGAGTTGCTTGACTATCATCATCACGTCCAGCAAAGGGCTGTCGAAACATTGGAAGGTAAGCCGAAAGTACTGGATGAAAAACATATCCAAAAACTGGTGTCTGAATATGTACACCTTTCAGCGTCATGGCTCACTTTCAGAGAACTTTATGGTGACCTGCGTCACAACAGCCAGTTAACGATGTCTCGTGATAGCGTTGAAGACAGCAAACAAAAAGTTATCTACCTATCGGTATTAAATAATATCTGGCCTGACCGCCCTGATGAGAACTGGGAAAGGAAAATCTTTGGTTCAAAGCATCTTAATCTGGCATGAAGATAGACAACATGCTTTATCTTTTAGTTGAATGTATTGTTTAATAACGAGGTGTAACGGGAAGATTCAATCATACATATCTAAGCAATGTTGCCGGAAAGTAAATAGCTGGATTGCAGCAGAACCTCAACGAACAACACTTAAAGTGACATCGTGAGTTAATATCATCCTAAATATGAGGGTGTCCAATGAACTTAAAGCCAAGATTCGAAGATTATACCGAAGCGGAGTTTACTCAGCTTGTCAGTGAAATTTGCAGCGCTGAGGGCGATGAGACATATCAGGATGAGTTGCTGGATAATTTCGTTGAAGTTACTGAGCATCCGGAAGGCTCCGATCTAATTTACTACAATGATGACGATGACTTAACGCCGGAGAAAATTGTCAAGTCGGTAAGAGACTGGCGGAAGAAACAAGGTTTGCCTGATGTAATGCCATAATTTTGCTGGGCGCAGTTCTTACGTGTGCGCCCTATTAACCAGAGTTTCAATAGAGTTCTTTAGAGAATACTAAAAATTGAAAAGTTTCCTCAGTATTACCCGGTGTTAACGCTTAATTGTACTGATTTATATTTTTAAGTTCAGTTCTCAACAATGAAGTGCACTTAGTCGAATTATTTGGATCGTTGCTATCAACGATTTCCGGATGTTTTTTAAGCACTTCATTGAAGGCACTTATGACCCGATCATCCAAAGCCTCAGCAGCAGTATTAGCACTAAATATTGAGCTTTTTTTCTTTAGTTCCTGAAATCCACTTTGGGAATGTGTACACGCAATGCCTATTTGGCCCTCAATGTCACTACTTTGTGCTGATGAAATCGCAGGCAAAGAGAGTAATGATACGGCAAGTAACATAAGTTTCATGGGTAAACTCCTTTTTGATGTGTTTAGCGTTATTTAAATATAAGTTAACTTCAGATGTATTTATTAATATTCTTGTACATCGCCGTCATTTTCGAATGAGCATTCAATGTCGTCGTACATAGTAACCCTTGAGATTACCTCAATTACCGTATGTAAAATATTATGATGCTAGGCAATATATGATTAAAGAAGCTCTCCTTCTAATGCATCTGGTAGGTCTGGCTCGAAAGTGGCAGCGGGTTCGACACTTTGGTCAATGACTGAAGGACCATATTGTTCAGCTAGGAAACGCTCTCTGTAAAGATAATATGCAGCTTCACAAACATTTGAAGTGAAGTACGCATTAAATCCGCCGCCCACTACTGCACCAGCTACAGGTATGATCTGAGCCAATTTTGCTTTGGTAATCTTTACTCCTAAACTGCTCGCAATTTGCTGAATAATTTTTACGAATGCATGTTGCTCAAGTTGCTTCCAGGTTTGTTTTTTGGCGACTTGTTGTGATATTTTTACAAGTTGAGCCATCGCCACATTTTTGGATGCATCGGCAGGCGATGATGAAAGTGCAAGAATGTTAAAAGCAAAAAGTCGTTCCTCTTGCCTCTCTATGTCAAATCCATAATAAGTTGCATATTCACCAATAGCTCGAAGGTTTAGAGCAATCAGCGTTGGGATATCAATTGCAATCCCAGCTATACCCACAGCACCTGCGCCGGCACCTTCAGCAAGCGCTAAGCCTTTATACTTCGCAGCAAGCCAGCCGACAGTCTTATCAGCATCTTCCAGTGATAATCCGGAGACGTCTTTTAGTGATTTGACGTGCACGTGTCCATCCGAGCGATATTCTTCCAGGATTGCTTCTGGCCTGACAGACCATTGAGCCGCATCGTTGCATACGCTAATGAGCCCTTTAACCGCTTTCTGGATTGCTTCGCCCACAACAGGCGTGGAAAGCACTGCATTGCCTGCAGCGTTCAAAGGTTCATTTATAACTTTCAGAGCCTTGTCAAACCAACCTACCTGAGGGTTCTTCCATTCATGGATCTCTTTAAGTGCCTTCTGATCGTACTCCGTTTTTTTCATAGCAATCCCTGTTTTGTTCGCATTGGTGGGTAAGGCAGGATGCATCAACGCCTTGGATGAATAAATATCGGAAGAAATTGAAGATTATTTACTACTAAATTTAGTGGTAGCACTCTTCTTATATTTGAGTCTGCATCTGCAAAAAATCGAGGCGATTAACGGAGGTTTGGTTTGAATTGAATACCTTAACACCTAAACAAGAAATGTTCTGTCGCGAGTACCTCATCGATTTGAACGCCACGCAAGCGGCAATTCGGGCAGGTTATAGCGAAAAGACTGCAAATCGCACCGGATCTGAAAACCTGTCAAAACCTGACGTTGCGCAACGCATTATTGACCTTAAATCAAGCCGAAACGCAAGGGTAGAGGTCAACGCAGATTACGTACTGCGCCGCCTGGTTGAGATTGATGAAATGGACGTACTCGACATCCTGAAAGATGACATGGGTATTAAGTCTGTATCGCAGTGGCCTGCATCCTGGCGTCGATACCTTAGCGGATTCGATCTGGCTGAGATGTTTGAAGGTCGCGGTGAGGATCGAGAGATGGTCGGCATCCTCAAGAAGATTAAGTGGCCGGACAAAGTCAGAAATCTCGAGCTGCTTGGCAAACACATTTCAGTGCAGGCGTTCCGCGAACAGGCCACGACAACACTGACAGGTAAAGATGGCGGCCCGCTTGAGGTTGCGCTGCTTACACGCGAGGAATACCGGCAGGCTCGTCGGGAAATGCTGGAGGATGACGACTGCTGAATTCAGGACCACTGCACGCCGTATAGAGTGTGAAGAGGAGGGGATGTACTTCGCCCGTTACTTCTTTAAGCAGCGTACCGGCAGTAAAATGATTGTCGCGCCGCATCATCAGGTTATTCAGAAGACGCTGGACCGGGTTATTGATGGCAACATCCAGCGCCTCATCATCAACGTTCCCCCGGGATACACCAAGACCGAACTGGCCACCATCAACATGATGGGCCGCGGGCTGGCGCTAAACCGCCGCGCACGCTTTATGCATCTGTCCTATTCCCACAACCTGGCATTACTGAACTCTTCAACCACGCGCAGCATCGTGAAGTCTGCAGCCTTTCAGGCTATGTGGCCAATGGCACTGCGCGATGATGCAGACAGTAAAGCCATGTGGTGGACTGAATACGGCGGCGGGGTGTATGCCTCGTCCGCTGCCGGGCAGGTTACCGGGTTTCGTGCCGGACATATGGAACCGGGCTGGCAGGGGTGTCTGGTTCTGGATGATCCGGTTAAGCCCGACGATGCCTACAGTGAAATTATTCGTGACGGGGTGAATACCCGCTTCAACGAAACCATCCGTTCTCGACTGGCCATTGAAACCACGCCCATTGTGGTCATCATGCAGCGCATTCATTACCATGATTTGAGCGGTTATTTGCTGCGCGGTGGCAGTGGTGAACAGTGGCATCACCTGAACCTGCCGGTGCTGATTGATAACAGCGAACAGTATTCATCGCTTTACCCGGAAAACTCGCACGCGATCCCCATTGAACATGGTCTGCCTGACGGCTGGCTCTGGCCGTACAAGCACAATGAATCGCATCGCACCTCACTGTTTTCACACCGGCGCACAGCCGAAGCACAGTATATGCAGCGGCCCCGCCGGTTTAATGCC